ACATCGACCTTTTCGTTGATGGTGTTTCCGCTGACCTGCACCGTCGGCGTGAGCGTAACGAAATTCTGGACATACCGTGCTTCTGCGACGTCGCGCATGAGCTGCAAGTCCTCATCGGCAATGTTGATATCATTGTCAACATTCGTATGCAGCGGGTCGTCGGCTGAGCCATCTGGCGAATCGTCGGGCGGGAGAAGGTCCCGCGGGTCGAACTGGTTCTTGCCGTCGCTATCGCCTCCGAACAAGTCTTTCGTAAAGTCATAGCCGAGGTCGAAAGCCTCGCGGTAATCTATCCGTTTCAGCAGGTCGTTGCGATGATCCATGTACTTCGTGGTATTAGCCATATCATCCCCGTACTGGGATTCCACTGCCTGAAACAAAGTGTCACGGAACTGCGTGAGCTGCGAAGTGTAATCAGTTCCAAACATATTATCCAGCATCCCAGTAACAGCAAGAATTCCGGACATCATGTTGTCAAACCATGTTTCCCAGAGATTCCAAGCAGCGCCGACGGGATTCGTGAACACGTTCCCGAAGAAATTTACAAAATCCGCGACCATGTTCCATATCGCGTCAAACGCCCCGATGAAGATATTTGCGATGTCTATCATCAGGTTGCCCGCCGCCGAGAGTATCACCATCAGAGAACCACCGATAACGCCTGAAATGCTGAGAGTTGTACCGTAGGTTTTGTTTGCGTAGGCGGCGTATATTCCCATTCCCCCCACAAGGGCGCCTATACCGACAAGCAACCAGGTGATCGGGCAGGCAAGCAGCGCCGCATTTGCTTCGAGCTGTGCTTTGGTCATGCCTGTGGTCGCTAACATTTCGTCGTTAACGGCAGCGCCATGCGCCACAGCCGCTATAGCAGCAAGGGATTTTATTCCGTTTCCCGCAAGGTCTAAAGCATTCTGCGCCGCCTTTGCAGCGTTGTAAGCGATGATCACAGCAGCTACGCCGATAAGTATCATTTCAAGCGCGCTCCAGTTATCTCCGAGCCACTGCACTATTTCTGCACCCCGGGTCAGCGTATCAAAAAGCACGTTCAGGACTATTACAAGGGAATCCACCATGCTTTCAAATCCGGAGCTGTTCACGAATTTGTCTACCTTCTGGGCGAGCTTCAGGAACGCCGGGGTTATCCTGGCGCCGATGGTTTCTCCGATATCGCCGATGGTATTGTTGAGAGAGGTTATCGCGCCTGTCGGAGTGTTCCGCATATTTTCTGCGAGCCCCTCCCATGACTGGTTGATAACTTCGTCAAGGACGAGAGCTTTCTGCATATCCGTGCCGTTCTCGATGATCTTCTGTTGCTCTTCGGTAAGCTCAAAGCCCTTTTTCTTCAAGCCGTCGTAGGTGCCGTCGAGCGCCTTTCCGAGCTGGGTCGCGTATTCTGTCATAGCTTCAACGCCGACCTCGGAACCTCCGCTCATACCGGCGGCGTAATTCGAGAGGGTACCCATCATATGCGAGATCGCATCGGTGTCAGAGATGTACGTGGAAAGCTCAGCGGCACCGGAGATCATCGCTTCATCGCCGAACATTGTTTTGCCCTGGATATCCGACGCCCGCGCTTTGATTGCTTCAAAGTCGGTCACGCCTGAACCTTGATTCTTCATTACGGTCGCGAGCTGGACTTCCGCTTTGAGCTGTGTGTTGTTCAGTTCGAATACGCTGTCAACAAATCCCTTGACCGCCTTTACAGAGATAAATGACATAGCCGCCTTTATCGCATTCCCGACCCCGCCCCAGGCGTCCTTGGAGTTATTCGCTTCCCTTGTCACCGCCGAGGACTGCTCCGCCATATTCGTAAGCAGCGAGTTCTGCTGCTGGAGCAAAGTCGTCTGAACGCCGAGGTTCGCGTTCATCTCCAGAATAGCGCTGTTCGCGGAAATAAACTGCCCGGACGGGTCGTAGCTGTCCGTAGTCCGGTCGAGATTTGTAAAACGCTGCAGTAGCGTGTTCGCGGCGTCAGTCTGACGGTTGAGTACCGCGGTCATGTTATCGCGCAGCGTTATTGTTGACGCTATCGTTGCCACTTTCATCCCTCCTTTCATGTACAAGAAAAGGCGCTTGCTCTCGCAAACGCCATGATATTATTTGCCGAACAAATCGCCGTGCGTACCGGTTCTGGTGAGATACAGATACACCGTATCATCGGATATCTTGTATACAAGAAGCCAGTCCGGCGTGATGTGGCACTCACGGCAGCCGATAAAATCGCCGTTAAGTGCGTGGTCGTGGTTCTTTTCAGGAAGCTTTTCCCCGTCAGCAAGTTTGATGATGACCTTTTCAATAAGAGAAATATCATAACCACGTTTCTGAACTTTCTTCAGGTCTTTGGCGAATCTGGATGTTGGCTTGATGATATATTTCATTTCAGTATATCCTTAAACATAGACGAGACGTCTGTATATGCCTTGCCTAAACTAGGGTCTTTTTCCATCATCCTGACTTCTTCCAGAGCCTCGCGAGTTTCTTTGTTAGGCACCTTCACATCCGGCATAAAAGGAAAGCACCTGTCCCGCACAAGCTGCTTAATGAAAACAGTGTACGCCGTAGACATGTTCATGCCCATTTCGCCGAGTATCTCCTCAGCCTGCTTCTTTAGCTCTGTGTCCATTCTGAAAGTTACGTTTGTAGTTGCCATAATATCAGCCCCTTTCGCTAATATTATAGCACAGCGTTCGTGCATTGTCAATACGGTGCACTATTTTCTTTTTGCTTTATCCTGCGCCCGCTTCTCAGCTTTGATTTGCAGGTCGATACTAGCGAACAGGAACGCCCGCTCCCGGTCGGGAAGCTCCATCAGCTCCCCCGGGAGGATATGCAGCTTGTGGAGCGCGTAATGCGCGTAGTTGCTTTCAGCGTCCCCGTCCTCGATCAGTTTTTTGCTTCATCGACAAGCTCCTGCATATCGGTATCGAAGTTGTTGATATCGTTGACCGCCTGGAGCAGAGCCGCGTACTGACCCGGCGTGAGCAGCTTCTCTACAAGCGCTTCCGCGCCGACTACGCCGTAAGTCTCCTGGAGCGTTGCGTCCTTGAAGCAGGGGTCAACGGTACACGCCACGACCAGCTTCGTGAGGTACGCCTGGCTGTCGGTCTGCGTTTCCTTGCGGTGGGTCTTTTTGTTGAATTCGGTGACCTGGCAGCTTTTCTGGATTGCTTTGTTTTCCGCTTCCGTGATGGTCTTTACAACGAACGGGAACGGAAACGGCTTGATGTCCACCTCCGTGGTGACTGCGTTCTCTACCTTGTTTGTGGTGAGGAATTCCTGTAACTTACCCATGATCATGACCTCCGTTAATTGAACTTGTTGATGTATTCGTAATCCTCGAAAGTGAAGCCGATCTCGTCCTCAAGCGGGTCGTCCGTATCGCCGTCGAGCTTCGCGAGGGTTATGCCGTCGGGGGAGCAGTCGCACAGAAGCACGGTCTGCTTTCCCGCGCTGGAAGCGGGGTCGTCGTTTTCGACCACCAGGTCGAAATACAGCGCCTTTCCGGTATCCTTGTAATCCCCGATGAGCCTTGAAAACAGCGGGGAACCGTAATACATCTTGAGAGTGCCGCTGCCCTTCATGCCAGTGACCTTAGACCCCTCCATGCGGCGCCCAATGCACTTGACTGCGCCCTTTTTCAGTTCTATCTTGGCTTCAATGCTCTTTGCGGAAAAGAGTTCCTCGTTCTTGCCGTCAATGCGGACATAAGCGGTACCCTCCTTGCCGCTGATGGTATCGTAGCTTTTAAGCTGCTTGCTCATGTGTACCTCCTTAGTTTACCTGCACTGTCATGTACAGCTTTTCCATTGCTCCGTTGGGCTTGAGGGACATCTCTACCCTTACATCGCGCTTCCCGCTGCCCTGGACTACCGTGATATCGTCCGGGGAGAAATCGGAAACTGCGTCAAGCTCCTCGTACTGCCTGCCGAGCGCGACGATATCCGATTTAAAAAGCGCCCTGCCGCTGTCGCTGTTGGTAATGCGCCCGAGATAGCTCTTGCTGAACAGAGCCGCGACGTCGTTCGCCCAGCCGTCGATAGTGCGGATGTAGCGGTTCTCTGCGAAATCGCTGTTCTTTGCGGCGGTGTACGTCACCAGCGTGTTGATATCCGAAAGCACCCTTGCAGCTCCGCCGTCGTCATAGAACACGAATTCACCCGCCCTGAGCGCCTTTTCATATTCGCCCTTGCTGTACTTCACGTCCACGCCGACTGCGCCATCATATGCGGTATTGGTAAGGCTCTCGTTGACCTCCGCAGCTGCGGAAGCGCCAGTCACCCAGCATACCGCGCCGTACTTGTCGAGGGTCGTTCCGTTCTCCAGGATAACGCCGTTTTTCACAGAGATGATACCCTCGTAGTCCCCGGCGTAGTCGCCCAGCACACAGACTATCTTTCTGCCGTCGTCGTCGCGCAGGCGCTTTGTGAATGCAGCGTACAGCGCCTTTGTATCGCTGTCGGAGCTGGTGCAGCCGATAACGCTGAACGTTTCCTTTTCCGCTGCCGCGAGGAAGTCTGTCACGCTCTTGCCAGTGACTGTACCGTCAGTACCGCCCGTAAGCTTCGCCGCAGCCGCTGCGGAAACGCTCTCTCCGCTGAACGCAACATAATCGTTCGCCGTAAGTTCCTCCGCCGCGCTGACCGTCTGGCGGTCGTATTCAACGCCGTCGAGGTAAGTCACGACGTCAAATGTGCTGTCGGTATTCGCGTAGACCGCAGCGCTGACGGCGTTTCCTCTGCTTCCGGCGCACACCGCAGTGACCGTAAGCTCTCCGACCGTTGCGGAAGCTTTCGTACCGCCGTTATCCGCACGCCAGAGCAGCAGCTTCTTCGCGCGCTTCATGCATTCCGTCACGGAACGCAGCGCCGGGGCTGTCGGCTCATAGCCAAGCAGTTTCGCTGCCTTTGAGGTGTATTCCCCGCTCTCTATCACGATGAATTCTCCCTCCTTGCCCCAGCTGAGCGGGAGCGCCAGCACCGCAGTGCCCCTCTCGCCCAGCGTGACGTTGTTCCCGGCGCTCACGAAATTGATGTACGCGCCCGGGAGCGTCTTGTTCATTGATGTGAATGTTCCTCCACCAAGTGACATTAAAAATCCTCCTTTTTTGATAAAATACTTTACAAGCTGTTAGTTTTATGCTATAATA